GTACGGTCTATCCTGGCCCCATCCGATGCGAGCAACGTGGGAGTTGTTGGTGCCTATGTCCATGACCGTCGAGTAATTTTTGTTGTACTCTCCCTTCGTGCGCGTATACAAAGGATCCCAGGAAAACATAATCTTCCCCCTGTGGGCCGAGGAGGCTACAATCTCGAAGCGGTACGAGACAGTGCCCCTCCAAAATGTGAAGGGGAGTGCCAACCACGCCGCGGGGGTGACGTGCGACTCCAAAGTGGGCCCACTCCCGGTCTGTATCCCGTGGAAAGGGGAGCACCGCAAGGAGTACAAAACGGAATCGACTGCGGAAGAGCTGCCCCAGATAAAGGAGCCCACGTAAGCCTCGATGCCTCCCAGGTCAGCGATTCTGGTGGATTGCCTTACCCCCCACATAGTGGAGGGATCGGAATTCACCCCCGACTTGCTCGAAAGCAAATTACGATCGGGGGAGCCAGAGATGGTAGACTTCGGGACATCCTCGCCCTGATTCTTCACTCGGTTCGACAAATTCTCGTGGTTGGTAGGGGTGTGGGTTTCCACATCACAGAGGGAAGCGAGAATCGTAATTCTGCAACTTTGTGTCCCGCCATTGCCCATCGTAAGAGGAACAATCGAACGCAAATACAATTCCCCCAAATCGTCGACGTTGTTCGAAGTTAAGTCGGCGTAATCGCGCTGGTAGATGAAAGGAAGATACATCATACCACCCTGAGATTCCCGGGGGCTAATCGTAAGACGGGGTCTCTGCGACATCTCCACTAAATCGGGCACGCTAGTAGCTTCGTACTGGGTCATCTCGTCGACTGAACGCAACGGGGTGTACGTTAGCCACGCTAGACCCGAGTGAAAAGCTGTTCCGTCGATAAGAACTTGGATCTTGACTGAGGCTCTGAAGAATCTAAAGTACTGAAGACGATTGGTGATGACCGGGTTTGACAAAAGTGATTTCCATGGATTGAGCTTGATCTCAAGGGTACCACCCACTTCCCAGGGGATGGACGCGATCTTGATAGGTCTTCGTGTGACGCTCTCCATACTGTCCCAAGTGCGCGGAGTGGCGGAAATTGGACTTGTCGAATGGGGGACGCTCACGGATTGTTGTGCTGAATCAAGTGCGTGAAAGGATAAATTTTCTGTTTGTGTGTTTGTTGTTTGTGTTTCGTTTTGGTTTGAAATCCTTTCTGATATAGACGGGGTAGGCGGATTATCCGGCCCGTCATTCCCTGATCCCAAGGTGGAAAGCCTGGAAGGCGCTATAGGGGTAGCTCCTTCTGGTAACCAGACCACTTTGGGGACAACTCTTGGCATGACAGCCGGGTTTGTCAGTCCCTGGATGATTTCGCAGCACGAGTCGGATAATTCCGAAGCTCGGGTGCACGCATCATCCCGTGCGTGAGGAATCTCCTCCTCAGACTCGAGGAAGAGGGTTTTGTGTTCAGCTCTAAGTTCGGGAGAGATGGAGTTAGGGAACCGAGCTTGTAAGACGGAAATATAATGATCGAAGCCCTTGGAAAGCGTGTCCCTGTGCGTGCCAATGCGTC